CGCTGGTGGGCTTACGCCTGCCAGGTGTCGGCGGAGAGCACGTTGGGTGTGTTCTCTCCAGAGTTACTTGGGCGGCAGGCCCGGGATCGTTGGTAAGCTCGTCAACAGGCGGTGGTCTCCAGACCTCCCTGGTGCGGGTCGGCCCGTTTCCGTTAATGCCTTACTCGCAACTTTGGATGGCGACACGAAACTCCTTGGTGGAGGAGTAATCCGATCGGAGGACCCAGACGACAATCAGCCTTTCCTGATTATCGAGCGTGACAGCGGCCGTGAGGTTGTTGTGCCAAATTTGCTGGGTCGTCTATGCCGCGGAACGTTCGGTAGGGAACGTGACGCCTCCCTTCTGGCGCAACTTAGGTCGCGCGCAGTTGAGTGGTGCACCGAGCATAAGGTACTTCCGTGCCTCTTGCCGGTTTTGGTCCCTGGTCATGTCGCTATGGCCATGGTCGAGACCGCACCAGAGAGACTCGCCAGGGAGTCTCTTGAGGCTAGTGGCATTCCACTCTCTCAGGGTCGTTAGGACTGCCCGGTTTCCGTTGCAGGGTTGTGTTTCGGAGCTCCACCTCCGATCACAACTGGTACCCTAGGTACCCGCAAGGTTGACTGGGCTGTCTGTTCTGAGAGTCGTAGGAAAATGCAGACCGGTTGGCGATCAGGGCTTTCAGGAACTTTTGTTCCGGTTGTCCACCGGTCTTGTCCTCACAACGAGTTGGCTGCGTTAGCCCTACGCACCATGGGCCCTTTGCCTCCCGAAGTTTTTGACGACTTACCACGGCGCACCCTCCAGGTCTGGAGTGAGTTGCGAAGGTTTGTCCGCCGATATGACCAAGGCACTTGGAGCCATTACGAGACCGCTATGAGCTATTCGGGAGCTCTTAGGCGGCGATACCTTGAAGCAGCGCGCTCTCTTGCGGATGACGGTCTGAGTGGTTATCAGGACTGGTTTCTGCGCGCGTTCCTCAAGAGTGAGAAGAATAGAGTGCCATCTAAGATGGCGAAACCTAGGTTGATCTTTCCACGGTCTCCTAGGTTCAATTTGGAACTCGCTTCTCGCTTGAAACCGTTTGAGCACTGGCTCTGGGGCCGTCTCAATGGGAAGCTTTTTGGTGTTGGTGATGGGTCTCGACTCGTTGCGAAAGGACTCAACCCCAGGCAGCGTGCTAATTTGATAGTTCGCAAGTTTAATGCTGTCGTCGATTGTGTTTGTTTCGAGGTTGATGGAGCTGCTTTTGAAGCTCATGTGGGGCCAAGTCAGGTACGTCAGGAGTCTGCTCTTTACATGGCGGCCTTCCCGGGGGATAAGAGACTCGGGTGGTTGTTGGACAGACAACTGTCGTTACGTGGCGAGGTGGCTGGCGCGAAGTTCGCACGGGAGGGTGGGCGTGCAAGCGGG